AAGAGAGATAAGAAAGATATAAGGGGAGGGGAGGCAGACCCCCCAACCCTTTCGCAAGTAAGGGACTACCGGGAAGCAGAGCATCTAAAGGCCGACCCAGACAAATTCCATGCTTGGCAGTCATCTAAAGGGTGGGCAGGTGTAATAGATTGGAAGGCGGCGTTCCGCTATTGGGACAGGACAGAATATCCAGATAAATCAACTCAGCTGCCTGTACTGCCTAAAATTAACCCCGCTGATATACATAAAGAAAACATGGACAGTATAGACCATGCCAATGCGTGGCATGATAAACACATGGCAGGCGGTAAATGTTCGTTCTGTAAGACTAAGGCGGTTGGCCTTGCAACTTGTAAATGCAAAGCATACACAGACGGGTTCAACAAACACATGGAGAAATCTAAAACATAATGCTTGCAATCAATTACTGAAAACATATATACTTTGAGCATGAGAACAATAACGCTTGTCTTATTCGGGTTTGGATTCTGTCTTGGTATGTTCGGTTGCTCACCGAAGTTCGTTAAAGGTGATTGCACTCAGTCAGATTATGTGTCGAACGATAATGGCGACATAAAGTTTGTTGATTTCTGCCTGAACAAGAACGGGAAGGTTTATTGGCGTAAGGGGTCAAAGTAATATGAAGTAATGTCTGTAGGTATTGCAAAAATAAAAATAATGTTGTATGCTTTATTAGCGTTTGGAGTAATTACCCATTAATCCGATTAAGACACGGAACGCAAGGGTCAGGTCTTAGGCCGCGCAAAATGCGTTGGCCTTTTTTTTGACCCGTTAAATTTAAAAACAGCTATGGCTAAAAAGAAAGAGAAATCGGAAGACCAAAAAGTAACCTTCTGGCGCAAGCGCATAGAGTTTGCGGCTTCACGACAACGCGACTACGATAAGAAGTATGGCTATTCAAGGGCAAAACTTGAATACACTGGTGATTACAAGCAGGCAATGAATGAACTCGGTTCCGGCCTGACCGATATCCCGATAACACCGATAAACGAAGTAAAGGCTTTTGTTCGCACTTTCCTGCCATCAATCTATTCACGCGACCCGGTAATTAATGTCAACCCGAATGGCAAGGCGAGTATTGAATCTTCCAAGATATTTGAACCGTCAATAAATTCTTTGTGGCGTGAGATTAAACTTAAACGGGAAGTACGCCGATGTATAGTTGACGCTTGCCTCGGGCCGTGGGGATGGATAAAGGTCGGCTATGCCGCTGTCTTTGGTGAGCATGAGATAGAGGAAGGTAAACCGCAGGTAGAGGCTAATGAGTTTATACAAGACGAAGAAATATTTGCAGTCCGTGAAACCTGGAAGCGCATAGTTTACGATACTGATTCCATTAACGCACCTAACGATTGCCGGTGGATGGCGCACATGATTGTTAAGCCGGTAGAGGCTATCAAGGAAAGTAAAGTATATTCCAACACTGCCGACCTAGAGGGCAATTACGCCCCCACTAATCAGTACTACGATGAAAAGGGTGATCCGCAGAAATATGCTGACGACCCTCATGTAGTGCTTTGGGAGATATGGGACAAGGACACCAATAAGGTTTACACAATAACTGACGGTGTTGATAAATTCCTATTGGAGAAGGAATGGCCGTACAAGACGACTAGATTCCCGTTCATAGGGCTTACATTCGATGTCAACCCTGACGAGAACTATCCGCAGAATTTTGTTGGTGCATGGGAGCCGCAGTTGTGGGAGAAGATAAAACTTCGCTCAATGACACTTGACCATCTTAAACGGTTCGGCAGGCAGTTAATGGTAGAGAAAGGGGCAATGTCGAACACTGAGAAGCAGAAGTTCGAGCAAGGCATGACAGGTAGTGTATTGGAGATAAATAAAGGAAAGATGCCGCCAACCCCCATCCAGTACGCGCCTATCCAGTCCGATATGTACGCCGTAATAAACGCTATTGAATATGACAAGGATAATATATCCGGCCAATCTGCTATTGTTCGTGGCGCACCGCAGAAAACGCAATCGCGCACTATAGGTGAGATAGACAGGCTTATAGGGGCCAATGAAGGCCGCAACGCTGACCCGCAGGATTTAGTAGAGGACTTTTCGGAGGATATAGCATATTACTTAAAAGCGTTAATGCAGGAATATACCACGCTTCCCAAATTCGTGCGTATGTCGCAACAGGACGCTGAAACGGTTATAAATGCGCTCGGCCCTGAAAGATTTGACGGGACAGGGTTTAATTACACTAAAGACGATATCCAAGGCGATTTTGATATTGACATTAAAGCTGGTTCCACCTTGCCATTAAACAGGGCAAACCGCATAAAACTGTTAGACCAAGTATTAAAGAACTCTCAGGCTATGGGTGTTGCGCCTGGTGGTAAAGTGGCTTTCACTATAGGCAGGTCGGTACTCTCCGACCTTGAACTTTATGAGGTTGAGAAGGCGTATGAAGAAGAAATAGCCGAACTAGAAGCGCAGAAACAGGCTATGATGCAAATGGCTAAAGCAACCGGCGCTGGAGTAGCCGCAGGTGGCGAGTTGCCGCAAATACAGCCGCAACGTGGTAGACCCGCTACGCCACCTAAAGTGGGGGTCGCTTAATGAAATGCGAGGGCTGTGGAAACGAACACGCCAATAGGGTAAGGACTTATTTTGACGAGAATAAGCAGATGCGTGAAGTCTGCGATAAATGCGGGTTGGTATCGAATACCGCAACTCCTGATGTATATTTCAGGAGTGAGTACTTCGATGGAAATTTAGGCGACGAGAAACACCCCTATGGCCGGTGGATTACTTCTAAAACCCATAAGGCTGACATAATGCGTGAACAAGGCGTTCGCGAAGCAGGAGACAGAATCCGTGGTGCAAGGATGGAGTACCGTCGCTAAAATTTTATCCGGTAACGGATGAAAAAAGAAGTATAGGAGGAAAAACTAATGCTTGAAGAACAAAGTGCTGTTGACCAATCAGAGGCCACCGCAACTGAAACCGTGGACACTGAAACTACTCAGGACACCACGCAGACAGAACAAGGTGTAACCAAAGACGACAACCAGCAGGCTACTCAGCAAGGCGACCAGACCGCCCCTGAAGCTAAGGATGATTTTATAGGTGAAGTGCCTAAAGAACTGGAACCGATGAAAAAGGATATACTGGAAAAGTATTATTCTAAAACTCGGGAACTTGCCGCTCAACGCCAATCAGTAAAGGCGGTTGAGAGTGACGCTAAGACCCTTCGTGAGTTGATGGGGTATAAGCCGTTTCAGGATTGGTATAACGCTGAGAAGAACGGCGGCCACAAACCTGAACAGTCTGCCACATTGACAGAAGATGAACTGGACGCGATTCGTAACGACCCGTCAAAATTCGATGCTTTTATGACTAAGAAGATGGAAAGTCTAATAGAATCGAAGTATGGCGGCAAGATGCAATCGTTTGAAAACGAGGCCAATAGTATCAGGAAGGATAAACAACTATCTGACGCTATTGAAAACTATGGTGAAGAATTTACCATAGCGCATAAAGCGGGAGACCTTGATGAATACTACGATAAGGGCAATGACTATGAAACTGCCTTTGCGAAGTGGAAATTGAAGAATCCTACTGCCAGTACATCTACCAACAAAGAGATTAGCGACAAGGCGGCTCAAATGGTCAACAAAAGTAAATCAGGCGTTAGTGAGAAACCTTCCTCCGGTGGCAATAAACTACCCAACATAAAAATCGTTAAGGCTAAAACCTTTGACGAGGCTTTTGATGCAATGTTTAATGCCAAGACAAAAGGGCAAGAAGTTAAGATAGAAAAAGGAGGCTAAATCATGGCCGCAGATAAATTGTTTACTTATGGACCCGATAACACTGATTCGTTATTGGCGACCACTAAATCAGTATTGCTCGGGATGGGTGATTGGATGGAAGACCAGATATTCACCGCTATACCGATGCTCAACTTCCTTGACCAGAAGGCCAAGAAGATAAAGCAGGGTGGCGCGTCTATTCTTATTCCGATGCAATTCGCTAAGAATGACACCGTTACTTGGTACAGTGGGTATGACATCCTTGACACGACCCCGCAGGAAGGCATGACCATGGCGCAGGAGCCGTGGCGTAATGCCGCCGCTTCTATATCCATATCTGGTGAGGAAGAACGGGCCAATAGCGGAGAGGGGCAGATGTATAGCCTTATCAAAGCTAAAATCAACCAAGGCATGATGTCTATGCGCGACGAGGTAGACCAGGCTCTGTTTGCGTCTTCTCAGAACGCTAAAAAGATACGTTGTCTGCCTACGCTGATAGACGCTACCTCTACGGTGGCCGATATCAACTCCACCAGCAATTCGTGGTGGCAGGCGCAGACTACTACCGGCGGTTCTTTCGCTGGTCAGGGTCTTGCGGACTGGCTTGATATGTACCATACCATTCAGCAACAGGGTGTTTCTGGCGGTGGACCTGACCTGATTATGACCACACAGGCGATACTTGAATACTATGAGCGTTCTCAACTTCCGCAGATGCGGTATGTTGGCAATCAGAAGATGGCTGATGCCAGCTTTGAGAATCTCAAGTACAAGGGTGCGACTGTAGCGTTTGACCCCAACTGCACTTCTGGTGTAGCGTACTTCCTGCGTTCGGCTAACCTTGCGTTTGTGGTTCATTCACAGGCGAACTTCAAGGTTGGCGACTTCAAGAAGCCGACTAATCAGGACGCTAAAACCGCGCAGATTATCTTTACCGGGAACCTTGTTACCAATAACAGGCGCAATCTCGGTCAGGTTAATTCTATAGCCGCATAAAGGAGGCTGGTAATTATGGCAGTTTCAAACATTAAGAATATCGGCCTCGGTGGGGGTCTATCAATGATGGTAGGCACTTACACCCATACTGCCAATGCCGCAGAAGCAACACAGGTTGTGGCGGCAGGCAAGGTATACTCGGTGCAGATAAACCCGCAGATAACTTCCGGGACCTATTCAGTAGGCCGGTTGTATTCCGTGTCGGTAAGTGATTATATTAATACTATAACCATCTACCCCTCGGAAGGAATAACTGCTGGTACATTCTGTATCATATACGGTAATTAAAACTTAGGAGGTTTTAAAATGCAATTCGCACAAATACTTCGGAGCGACCCCGAAAAAGTTTATGCACAGGTTCGCAATATCAGTGCCGCTACTATCTCTGCCGGAATCCCGGTTGAGTGGGATGTGGCTTCGACCACGGACGGCAACGCTGTCACCGCCGCTAAGTCAGGCTCTCTTGCCGGACTTTTCGCTGGTGTCAACCATGCCTCGCTGGCTGATTCGGCTTACGGGCTGATACAGGTCTACGGGTTCAGGACTTCGGCGTATGTTTCGGCTGGTTCAGCCGGACTTCCTGCCGGGAACTTCCTGCAACCTGCCGGTGGTATCTTCATTGATGCTACCATGAGCGCGGCTACGACCAGCGGCCATCAGTTCGTTTCCCTCATGGAAACTGTTGCCGCCGACGCCGCTAACTCGGCAACGCTTAACTGGAACGTCTTTATACGGGCAATGTAATTAATTGCACTAAGCGACGGTAATATGGTAATCTCTCCTTGTGGCGTAAAACCTGCAAGGAGAGAAACCATATAAACATGAAAATAAATATCTGTATCCCCACACTATACGGATACCGCAGTAATAGTTACCTCCCCCAAGTTGTAAACACTCTCATTAAACAGTTAGAAGGCTGTAAACAAGAATATACCATAACCACTATGGGTCGGAAGAACGACTTGTATGACCAGTTTTCAAACCCGAAAGTAATTAAAAAGTACGCCGGTGGGATAGAGGGTATACACTCTGTAAACGCCCTAAACGCTGAGATAAAGGAAATGGACGGCGAAGACTTTATATGTATTTACCACGACGACCTGTTTATAGATTATGATAACTGGCCTAAAATGTTCGTTAATATATATTCCAATGTGGCACTAAAATGCGGGGTATTAGGTGTAGTATCGCATAGCCAGTCTGTGATGGGTTATATAGGTGGTAACGTGTTTCAAGCCAGTTACGCCAACGGGAATTTCTTTGTAAAGGCAAAATACGTTAAATGCGGCATGGACATAAACCTTGCCGAAGAGTGCGGTGATATAGATTTATGCAACGAGCAGATGATAAACTACAGAAGGAACTATATCGTTGCCCTGCCGCACAGACATTACATGACGCCATACGCAGTTACATTCTCATACCTAAAGGATTTCAAGGATGACATACGCAAGTGTCGGCAATATTTAAACAAGAAGTGGTTGGCGAAAGTTCCCGGCAATGATTGGCGTAAATACGCATGAAGATATTGTTCGTAATACCGTCTTCATTTATTGATTCAAAGATAGCCGATTTCCACTGGGAGGAAGTGAAATGATTAAATTGCTTTTTATTGATGGTACTGCCGGTTTCAGCCCTGACAGGCTTGCTACAAGACCCTGTGGCGGTATAATCACTTCCCTGACCAAGATACCGCAATACCTTGCTTCAAGAGGGCTTGACGTTCATGTATGTTCTGCCCATGCCACAGATGAAGTTGTTAATGGTGTGCGGTACTCACAGCAGTTAGACATAGACCCAGATATAGTCATATTCAACCGCAATATGATGAACAGGCAGTTGGTAAACTTATTTCCTAAAGCTAAGAAGATGTGGTGGCTACACGACATAGTTGACCATAAATACATGGAAGACGACGCTTTCAAATACATGGATAAGATAGTATCGCTATCCGATTATTGTACTGCCAGTTATTCCGATTACTTTGACCTTGACCGGCGGCTATTTGCCAAGATACCAAACGGTGTAGATAAGGCTGTATTTAATACTGAAAACGTGGACAGGAATCGCAACCTGTTCCTGATGGCGTCTGCACCTATCAAGGGTATGTACCCGATTGATTTCACTTGGTATAACCTAAAGCGCAATAACCCAAACGCTGAACTACGGCTTTACTGCAGCCAGAAGTTGCATGACATGGAAGAACTTAAAAGCACGGAGAAAATGGTTAATCATCTTAGACATCAAGACGTAACCATACTTGCGCCCATAACACAGGAACAGCTTGCGGAAACAATGAAACAGGCATGGGCGTTCTTAATGCCTAACCACTACCCAGAGATATGCTCCAATGTGCTGTTACAGGCCCGTGCGTGTGGATTGCCGGTTATAGCAAGCGATATAGGCAGTGCTGACGAATTTATAGAGCATGGCTTAAATGGTTTGCTTACCAAGACTAAGCCGCATGATATGTACTGGTGGCATAAAGACTTCGCGGAACTGACCGTAAGGCTTTCCGGCGACCCTATCTTGCATGACAGGCTATCGTTTAATTCACCTAAAGGCGTATTCTCATGGGAGGAAATAGGCGATAAGTGGTATAATCTTATAGGAGAAATACATGGGAACAACTGCACACCAAAAGTATCCGAAAAACTACACGTTTGACGGCAAGAAGGTGTTGAACATTGGTTGCGGCTTTACCAAGTTTACCGCTAAAAATGTAACCAATCTGGATAAATACGAATGTTGTGACCCTGATATTCTATTTGATTTGGAAGATTCACCATTGCCGTTCAAGGACGAAACTTTTGATTATGTATTCGCTAACCATGTATTTGAGCATTTACATAACTGGTGGCAGTGCTTTGAGGAATGTTCAAGGGTTTTGAAACCGGGCGGGAAACTTGATGTCTATGTACCCGGCTCCGGTTCTGATAGCGAGTTAGGGTATCGGGACCATGTTTCCATAATCAACCTTTGCTCATTCTATGGCGTTACGGGGTATAGGCCAATTAAATGCAACGCATGGACATATGAGAACGCAGAAACCCCGGCAAGTGATTTAAAACTCATTCAGTACAAACAGTACCTAATAGAGGGCAGTTTTATTAAGCTGTTGCCACAGAGTGCTAAAAACTGGTGTGCCCTACATCTTCGTAATATGCTTGACGAGGAGGGGTATATATTTATAAAATATCGTAATGGTGAATCTAAAAATGCCAAAAGAAAACACAGTAATTAACCTGTATAAATGTTTTTCATGCGGCAGGTTAAGATACGAAAAAGAATTTGCCAGTGGTGATAGGTGTAAATGTGGTAGTGGGCGTGTTACAGCCGCTAACCCTACAAAATTAAATATATTCAGGTATTTCCTGAATAACCCCAAGATGATAAAAGTATGGTTTAAGGAAAATGTCAAAGGAAATTAAAAAAGACAGCGTAGCTTTTCTCATGCCTTGCGGCGCACCTGTTGAGCCTAAAGTAGTGCAATCAGCACTATCACTTACCATTAATTCTTCCAATTCTGGATTTCCTGTAACACAGATAGGGTTTACTGACCGGACGTTAATAGACACGGCCAGGAATATGCTTGCTAGGCAGTTCCTTGAAACTGATTGCGAGTGGTCGTTCTGGATGGATTCGGACATGATACTAGAGCCGAAGACCATATCCATAATGATAAACAGGGCTAAAGAACTAGACGCTAAATTTCTGACCGGAGTATATTGCCGCAGGATGGGCGACCATAGGCCGCTACTCTGGCGGCGTAAGTTAGTAGACGAGAACGATAAAACACTTATTGAGTATGCTGATGATAACAGGTGGGTGACTACAGACGTACTTATCCACCCAGACAAGAAAGAGCCGTTCAGGGTAGACGCTTGCGGGTTTGGGTGTTGCCTGATACATCGTAGCGTATATGAACAACTTGAATATCCGTACTTTCAGGCGTTCTGGACTGATAATAATGGGTTACGGATACAGGTAAGTGAAGATTTTTATTTCAGCACAATAGCTAGAGAGGCCGGTATTAAACTATGGGCTGTCCCTGAACTTAAATGCGGGCATATAGGATTTGCTCCTGTATACACT